CCGGCAATTATCTAACAAAGCCGCAACAGCATCCGGACGAAATTCGCGAGTTTTGTGCATTCCTGAAACAAAAACAAATCGCAAGCTATTTGGAAATTGGCTCAAAATTCGGCGGCGCGTTGTGGCTTGTTACGCGCATTATGCAGAAAGGCGGGCGGGTTGTTTCGGTGGATTTGCCCAACAGTTATTGGGGCCGTTCCGAAAGCCACGCCTCACTTGAGGAATGCTTTAAGCATTTGCGGCGTGATAAATTTGACGCGCATTTGTTCATTGGTGACAGCACCGACCACGGCATAGTGCAAAGGGTTACGGCGCTTGCACCGTTTGACGCCATTTTTATTGACGCCAATCATACGGAACCGTATGTGCGGAAAGATTTTGCAAACTACGGCAAATTATCGCGCATTGTTTGCTTTCACGATATTGGTTGGAACCCGGCAAACCCCGCCAAAATGCCGATTGAGGTGCCGAAAGTGTGGGCCGAGTTAAAAACGACTTACCGGGAGCAAGCCGCGTTTAGTGAAATCAAACACGACCACGGGCACAACGGCATTGGCATCATGGAATGGCTATAGCGTTCATTACTTGGCTTTGGGGCAGCAAATACGATGAAAGCGATGTGGCCAAACTGGCGCATGGCGTGCGGCGCAATTATCAGACCGCCCACCGTTTTGTGGTGTTCACCGACCGCGCGTTAAAATGTCCGCCACCTATCGAGGTTAAGCCGATAGCGGACCCGCGTTTAATCGGGCGTGGCTGTTTTTGCCGGTTGCGAATGTTTGACCCGCGATGGCAACGCCAGCATGGCTTTAATGATCGCGTCGTGTCGTTGGACCTTGACGCCGTTATATGCGGCGACATTGCTCCGTTGGTTGAGCGGCCCGAAAGCTTTTTGATTTTACAAGGCGTGAATGCGTCCAACCCGTGCCCGTTCAATGCCAGCGTCATGATGTTGCGTGAGCGCGAACACGCGCACGTTTGGACGGATTTTACGCCGGAAAAAGCAAGTGCGGTTCCGTTCGATGAGTTTCCAGACGACCAAGCTTGGATTTGGCACAAGCTGCCAAAGGCGGCGGGATGGAAAGCGGGAGAGACCAGCGGCATTTATGGTTTTCAAAAACCCGGTTGGCCGCGGTGGGCGGAACATGATTTGCCAATAGACGCCCGCATCGTTGCGTTTTTTGGGTGGCGCAAGCCGTCCATGTTTACACACTTGCCTTGGGTGCGCGTGCATTGGAGGGCGGCTTGATAGACCGGCGCCAAGTCGCGCTATTCATTCCGCCCGGCTTAAAAAAATTTAAACAACAATTGTTTGAGCGCATCGGTGCGACCATCGGGCGAGTGATACGCGATGACCCGCGGCGCTTGGACGATTTGCCGCCGGACATTATTCCAATCGTCGGCTGCACACCGTTTTTGCGCCCGTGGATTGAGCGATGGACGGCGACCAACAAGACGTGGATTTATTGGGACCGTGGTTACTTGCGCCGGGTGTTTGCGACATGGTTGCCAAGCGGTGCCGATATGGGAATACCTGGCGGCTACTATCGTTGGCATATCAACACGCCGCAAATGCGCGAAATTTACAACGTGCCCAATGACCGTTGGAAATCATTGCGGCTTGATGGCGAATTAAAACCTTGGCGCAAGAGCGGGCGGCATATCGTGGTCATTGATACGTTGCCGGACTATTGGCTGTTGTTTTCGGATTTGACTTGGGTACGCAACACCGTTGCGCTTTTGCGTGAATTTACCGACCGGCCAATTATCGTGCGCGATAAGGAAAGCAAGGTGCCACTCTATGAGGAAATCAAAGGCGCGCATTGCGTGGTGTCGCACGGCAGCATTGCCGCGGTGGAAGCCGTGGTTATGGGTTGCCCGGTATTCGTTGCGCCCATGAGTGCCGCGGCATTGGTTGGCAAAACCGTTTTGGCTGATATTGAAAATCCAATTTATCCCGAACGGCAACCGTGGCTCAACTCGCTCGCCTATTGCCAATTCAATGAGCGCGAATTGGTGGACGGTACATTGTGGCGGTTGCTCAAATGAGGGGCGGCACGCTTGACCGGATGATTGCCATACAGCGCGTGACGGTCACGCAATCGCCGTCAGGCGAGGAACGCGAAACATGGGCGACGTTATCGACCCGCCCGGCCAAGTATGAGCCGCTACCAGGCGAGGAAAGATTTATCAGCCAACAATATGTGGCCAAGGGGCAGGTAGCTTTTACGGTGCGGTGGTCAACGGCGATTGCGGACCTATCGCCATTGGACCGGATTATTTACCCGGCTTCCGCTTTGGCCAATTCGCCAACCGAACCGTTGAATAACAAGATTTATGAAATTATGGCGGTGCAGGAAATTGGACTACATGAGGCGTTGCGTATTCTTACCGCCGTGCGACAGGACGCGCAAAATTGACATTGGTGGACATTAGATTTGGCCTTGTTGAATTGCTCACGTCAAACGCGAGCGTGCAAGCCATTGTCAATGGCCGCATCTATCCAATTAACATGAAACAAGGCGAAACACGCGACAGTGTTGTTTATACGCGCATCACGGAATTTGAACCGTATCACATGACGGCGCCAAGCGGCTTGGTGTCGGCGCGCTTTCAATTTGATAGTTGGTCGCGTTCCGCCGATAGCGCGCAAACGTTAGCTGATCTAGTGAAGGAAACACTTGGCGGGTTTAGCGGGCCGATCAATTTGGACACCTCAAGCCCGCCCAATAATGTTGTCAACGTGCGCGGAATTTTTCTAGTCAACGGGCGTGATGATTATGACGGGGAAGCACAAATGTTTCGCATGAGCCGTGACTATTTTGTTTGGTATGGCGACCGCAATGCCTAGCGCCAAGCAATTTGTCACGGTGGAGGGCTTGAAGGAATTAGAGGAAGCATTGACCAAAGACCTACCGGCGGCGACCGCGAAAAACACCATTCGGCGGGCGCTCACGCTGGCCGCAAAACCGTTGGTTGATACAGCGACAACGCTGATAAAGGTTAGGCGCATTTCCGAACCCATCAAGGTTTCAAAAATAAAATTCACCAGCGGCAATGCGGGCAAGCAAGCATTTGCCGAGGCAATGTCACGCGGCGCGTCACGCGAGGAAGCGGGCGAGGCAGCACACGCGGCCAATGCCGCGGCCAATACCAATGGTGACAATGACCTTTCCATCACGTCCGGCGTCATGGCGGTGGGGCCAACGCGGCAAGCATTCTACGGCTTTGAGTTTGGGACTAAATACATCGCGCCGCACCCGTTCATGCGCCCGGCGTGGGACCAACACAAAATGGAATTGCTGGAAAACATCAAAGTGGAATTGATGGACCAAATAGAAAAGGCGCGGAAGCGCGCCGCGGCAAAAGCCGCGCGCATAGCGGCAAAGATTAAAGCCTAACTACCCAAGCCACCACCAACCGAAAGGAAATCGCTATGGTTGCGACACGCGCAATTCTTGGATACGGCACCACCGTTGCCGTTTCCGATACGGCATCGCCCGGCACATGGACGCAATTGGCCGAGGTGATCGAGGTAACACCGCCCAACATGCAAGTTGATGACGTAGAGGCCACGCATTTCACGTCCGACAACCGCACCCGCGAATATATCGCCGGGTTGATCGAGGGCGGGGAAGCGAGCGTTGGCATGAACCGCATTCCCGGCAGCACCACGGAAATTTTGCTCATGGGTTTGCAAACGTCCGGCACCAAGGTCCAAGTGTTAATCACTTGGCCAAACGGCACCACATGGATGTTTTTGGGCCACGTCAAAGGCTATGAAACGCAATCGCCCATTGACGACCGCATGACCGCAACCGCGACTTTCAAGGTTGATGGCGCAAACACCGTCACGATTGCCTCACCACCTCCATGACCTTAGCAAAGATTGGTTACGGTTCCGTTTTTCAAACATTCAACGGAACCGAATGGGTAAGCGTGGCGGAAGCGGCAGCAATGAATTTGCCGCCGTTGACGCGCGACGTTGTGGACGCCGGGCACGAAAGCGCGCCGGACGAATGGCGCCAGGTTATCACCGGCTTAAAGAATGCCGGGGAAATCGGCGTTGAGTTAAATTTTACTGCCGCCGAATATCAAGCGCGATTTGCGGATTTGTCGAATGCCTCAATAGCGCGGCGCATTCTGTTGCCGGACAATTCGGTTTATCCGTTCAACGCTTACTTGGTCGGGCTTGAAACCGGGGTTGCGGTTGCGGATAAAATTACCGCTGGCGCCAAGTTTAGAGTGGTGGGTGAGCCGGGTCCGCTGACTATCGGCTTGCCGTTTGGCGACGGTGAGCCACCCGCCTTTTATGCCAATTTTGAAAACCAATTCTACTGGCACGGCAATTCCCATTTCGACAATTGGGCAGATTTTTTGGCGTCATTAGAGGGCGCTTATTTTTATCGCCCGGCAAACGGATTGGTGCGGAATACCAGCGGCGCTTATGAGTTGGTTGCTAATGCCACTCCGCGATTTGACCATGACGACAGCGGCAATCCCATTGGGTTGTTGATGGAGGATGCACGCATCCAATGGCATGTCAACGGCTTGCACATGAGTTTAACGCCCGCGGGGGACAACGTTAACACAACCCCAAACTTGGACCACGTTGCGCCCTATAGCCCGGCCTATGTAACCAAGTCAACGCGCGGCACGACAGGGGACACCAACGTTGGCATTGTTCAACCTTACGCCGGGATTACTCCACTTACAAACACAACGCTTTGCGTTTCCATGTATGTGTGGCTACCGGCAAGCACTACATTCACGGACGCTAATGGATTTAGCATTTCACAGGAAAACCCCGCCGCGCCTTGGGCGGCGGCAACCGGTTTGGTCGCTAAACCGGATTTGTCAAAGCGTGACCAATGGCAACGCATATGGGGTATTTTATCAAGTAGCCTAACCGGCACGGGCCTTCCAACATTTGTTTTCAGATTGAGCGCGACCACGGGCGGGGTTGTTTATTTCACCATGTTTCAAATCGAGCATGGCGCGTTTCCGTCAACATTTATGCCATCGGATGGCTTCTATTATTCGCGTTTTGGGGATGATTTTGTGGTGCCATCCTCCGCGGTTAGCGGGTTTAAAACAACCGAGGGCACATTACTGACTTACAACGGATTGCCTTATACGCCCGCTGGAACAGATGGCTTTCGCACGGTCTTTTCATTGAACAATCCCACCGACCGCGCCGTTATTTTCAAAATGCCAACCGTTGGCGGGGAAGGGCACGTGGCCATAGGGCGCGATAGCGTGACCCAATATTCGGCCGTTTCAAGCGGCGGGTTTTGGCTGGCGTCCACGCCAAAGATAAAAAATGTCCTGTCATGGAAAACAACCGCCAACGCTTACATCAATGGCGTGCCTTTTCCCAATTCAGGCATTGCCGTGTTGCCGCCAATCGCGGCAAATGAGTTTCATGTCGGCACAAGCGGTTTCATGCTTTTCAAAGAAATCGCGTATTGGCCAAAGCACATTTCAAATGCGGAACTAATACGACTGACAACGCCATAGGAGGGTGGCCAAATGACTAATCCCATGAAAGGTGAAATCACCTTTGAGGCGCGCAGGCAAACGTTCACGTTCAAGCTTGGCGTCAATGCGCAAGCGATGATTGAGGACAAAACCGGCATGAGTATGCCGCGCTTTTTGAAAGAGCGGTTTGACACCTTGGGCGCCAAAGACGTGCGCTTGATTTTTTGGGCCGGATTATTCCGCCAACACCAAATGACGGAGGACGATGTTGGCGACCTGATTGATGAATTGGGTCCGGCGCGAGTGGGCGAAATCTTTACCCAAGCCTTTTCGGCGGCAACACCACAAAAGACAAACGGGGCCGATGACCAAGCCCGCCCTATGAAAGCGAAAGCGCCGCCACGGATTGGGATGGCCTCTTAAAACATTGGCTAATGTGCGGCTATAGCCACGAAAGTTTTTGGGACCAAACCCCGCGCACGCTTTCGCGCCATGCAACACAATCACCAAGCGTGGCACACCTGGCATGGCGCGGCGTTGACCCGCACCAAAAAAATTCCGCCGCTTCGCTCATTGCTCGCACAAAAGCCGACAGGCAAACCGCGGTGGGAGGACCAATTGGAAGGGCTGAAACGTTGGGTGCAAGCAACCGGCGGGAAAATTGTGCAACAATGACGGACACACCGGATGGCTGATAGCGTTATTGGCGCATTGCGCGTCCTACTTGGTCTTGACACCGCGGCGTTTTCCAGCGGTGCCAAAGACGCGCGAAAACATATTGTTGCACTTGAGCATTCGTTAAAGGGATTGCGGACGGCTGTTGCTGCATTGTCCGGAGTGGCGCTAGTCGCGTTTTTGAAAAGCGCGGTTAAGACCGGCGAGGAAATTGAAAAGGCTTCCGACCGGTTGGGCATCACCGCGGAAAGCTATCAAGAGTTGGCTTACGCCGCGGACATTGCCGGGGTTAGCCATGAAACGCTCACCAAGACGCTAGGCAAATTTCAAAAAGGCTTGGGCGAGACAAGCGATAACGTCACCCAAACGCAAAAGGCGCTTGGCGGGCTTGGGCTGACGCTAGAGCAATTGCGGGCGATGAAGCCGGACGACCAATTTAAATTGGTTGCCGATAGATTGGCCGCAATCGAGGACCCGGCCCGGCGCGCTTACTTGGGCGCGCAATTAATGGGCAAGGGCTATGGTGACTTGGACGCCATCATGCGGCTTGGGTCCGCTGGTCTTGCCAAATATGCGCTAGAGGCGCGGAATTTAGGATTTATCCTAAGCGATGAAACGATAAAAAAAGCCGCGGAAGCGGACGACGAATTTGACAAAATCGGCAAGGCGCTAAAGGTTGCCGCGGTCAATATTGCGGCGGAATTTTTGCCGGTTATTAAAGCCGTCCGTGAAATTTTCACGTCACCCGAATTTCAACAGGGCGTGAAAAATATTGCCAAAGCGTTCAATGACTTTTTCACCGAACTAGGCACCGGCAATCGCTATTTGCTTGCGCTTGGCGCGGGATTGGTGGCAATGCGCTTTGGTGCTTTTCTTGGTCCAATTGGTGCATTGGCGGGTGGCGTTGGTGGATTTACCGGCGCGTTGGTATTGCTGCAACCGCAATTGGACAAGGCGCGCATAAAATTAGAGGACGCCCAACAAGAGGTGGCCAACCTCAAAGGCGAATTTTTATTATTAAGTGAAGCGCAAAAAAAGGGAACGATGTACCCGGAAGCCGCGGAGGAACGGCTTAACTTACTCGCCACCGATATTGTCAAAGGCGAGCAAAAAGTTAGAGAATTAAAAAAAGCATATGATGAATTGTACGACGCCGCACGCCCAAGTGGTCGCATTGAAAAACCGCCACCCGGCAGCGCCTTTGATGCAGAGCAAATGCACAAACTGGCGGAAGCCCTTGAGCGCGTCAAATTTCAGACGATGGAAGCCAAGGGTGCCTTCGATCAATTGCCGCAGGGTTTCCCGCAAGCGGCGGAAGGTTTGAAACTACTCAAAGACAAGACCGGAGAATTTATTACCGAGTTTCACAAATTGCCGCTAGAGGTACAGGCCCTAGCGGTAGAGTTTGCAAAATTTAATACGTTCAAACTAAGTGATGAATTGCTTGGCTCATGGGATAAGTTGAGCGAAAAAATTGATCGGGTTATTGCACAAAACAAATTATTGCCAGCGGGAACGGAAGCCGCGGCAAAGGGCATTCAAAACCTAAATAACGTGTATCAACAACAGATTGATAAGCAATTGGAAGCGGTGCAAACCGGCGTGAGTGGCTTTGCACAATTGGCGGGTGCGCTCGCCAAAAACAATAAGTCAATGGGCGTTGCGGCTAAAGCATTCGGCATTGCCGAGGTGATTATCAGCACCGCGCGGGCAGTAATGAAGGCTTATGCCGAACTTGGTCCGGTGTTTGGCACCGTGGCCGCGGCGGGCATGGTCGCGGCTGGCGCGGCGCAGGTGATGAAAATTTCGGCGCAGACATTCGCAATGGGCGGGTCATTTGTGGTGCCGGGCGGCGTGAGTGCAACCGACAACACATTTATGCCGCTAAGTCTTGCAT